ATGTTGTTAATCAAGGTGGTGATGGTAGACCCCGAGGGCAAGTAGGGGCGTGGGGTTTCGCCATCGCTCTCAACCATCTGGCACGTGACGGAGACACCTTGGTGTGTCCGACTCTTGATGATGAGCGGTAGACAACATTGCTCCACCAGGATTTCGATTTCCTGGCGGATCTGCCATGGAGCAGTGCGGATCAGCGCCTCGAAAATAGCCGGACGATGTGATTTATCGCATTTGCGAATATCAATGTTAAACCGGGCTATTCCGTGGGGGGTCCGCATGCTGAAGCACGCATCGTCCGAGAAGTAGACGAAATAAAAATCACAGGGAGGGTCAATGAGTTGCCGAAAAACCTTAGTCAAGGTTTCAAATTTTGGGGTCTCGACAAACTCAATGATGGCTGTTCTGCCATCCCTCTCCAATTTCAATGGGTGTAGCGCCATCCACTTTTTCATCCTTTTGGTAGGAAGGAAACCTTGGAGGCTAGCTTTCACACCCAGATCCGCGATGCTCCGGGGAGCTTTGTTGGGCTTCGCGATTTCGTCTGCTTTCTCTTTGATCCACACTTTATCCAACCACAGTCTGTCGTATCTTGTAGCTTTGTAGTCGAACTCCATTAAGGACTTGACAGCCTCTTGTCTCAGTCTCTTTTTGGGGTGCGGATCGTTGACTCGTTCATAAATTTCATCGAAGCGGTGAGTGTAAAGCTCCCACTTCTCAAAAGCTTCGCCCATCTGCAAAGCTAGGGACTCTTCTTTTTCAAAATCCCCGAACCATTTGGTCTGGGATCTTTCCAGGCACGCGTCGTATTCGCGTGCCTGTGTCGCTATCTCACGTCGTCGATCGAGGCGAGGAGGCGGGACAAGACCCAGAAGACGTTGCTGAACAGCTTGGAAAGTATTGGCGTCAGAGTTCGCGTACACAACGCCATTGTGTGCTGCGCAAGGCCCAAACAGTGTGCGGTAAGTTCCGTCAAGCTTGGGGTTGACAGCAGGGGGGAATTCGAATATGCCGTTACAGAAGTACTGATTGCCAGCCAGAATGCGGAGGCGACCATTATACACGTAAGGGTTGTCAGGGTCATTTGCAGGAACGTACGGAATAGGGTAAACCCTCTCCAATTGACCAACATACTCACTAACGAGCGACGACCGGGACCAGACTTGTTGGACCTGAGTCCGGCCCCTGTTCCGTTTAAAACAGTCGGTTTTTCGGCTGCTGGTGAGTTTAGTATGGCCAGCCTCGCTTCAAAAAATTTGGTGTTCACCAAGTAAGAAGCGGTGTTCCTCACAATCTGACCGGGGATTGATAAAGAAGCACCCAGCGAATTAGCGATGTTTAGCATACGCTGGGTGGCGGCATCTCGGTAGTTGCCCAGTGCATCGCAAGTCTGCACATTGGAATACTCCTTGTGGTTGCGAATAGCGCGCGCAAGTGTGGCGGAAACTCGCATGCGCGCAATCGTGGTAAACCCGGCTCCGTAGAACGCGGCCGCTTCGATAAGGCGGCCTCCCGCGCCATGCAATCGGGAACCGAAGTTGTCCTGGTCGCCGGGTAATACTTGGATGCGCTGGACCCGTCTGTCCCACCACGCGCGAACTAGCTTAAAGGCTAGCAGCAAACAAGTTGTGGGGAACGAGAAGTTCAATCGGACCAGCGTACTTGCGATGTACTGGAAGTAAACGAAGTGGTTTGTATTCATGACCTCCTCCAGGACCAATTTGCACGTTTGAATCCTGGGGTAGGTCAGATCAAAGAGGTAGAAGCTGCCGGTGGACCACTGACACACTATATCCAAATCCCATTCGTATGAAATGTGCAATGCACTTGGTATGGTGTGGAAGGTGGAGGCGTGGGTGAGAGAGTGCCAAATGTAGGCCCAGCTCTCTCTGCTTTCCCGTATCTCCGCCAGCAGCTGAAAATAGAACCATCCGAGAATGATTCCAATCAGAGCGGCGTCAATGAGCCACATCCTCCAGGACCGCACACTTGGAGCCCGAGTAAATACGTCGACGTCATGTAA